GGTCCATAGATGCGGTTCATGAACGTGAATACGCCGTCGCGTGACATGAATAGGCGGCCGCCTTCGGCGGTTTGGTTGATTTGGTTGGCGTAGGCCAGGGCGTTTGTGCCGGCGGGGACGTTGTAACTGTTGTCGTGGCCCAGGTTGACTGTGCCGGTAGCGATGTCGCGTTCGATGGGGTCAAATAGGTCGACTTCGGGTCGGTCCAGCATTGACGTCAGGCGTTGACCTGATGTTTCTGGTGTGACGTTCCAGGCGTCTAAAACGGCTTGCGACAATAAGTAAAAATCATCGGCGCATTGAATGCTGACGGCGTCGTTGCCTGCCAGTTCGTATTTGTAGTCGTAAGTCACGATTGTGCCGATGAACAGATATTCGGGGCTGCCTGATACATCACGCGACAGGCGTACGCGGCGGCCTGGTTCTAGTCCGAAGTAGTCGTCGGTCGTGTCATAGTAGGGGCTGCCGTCGTCGAGCGGGTTCAGGATGCCGCCGGCCAGTTGGTCGTCAACGATGACGGTCATGGTGGCTGCGCCGAATTGGTCGACGGTTCGGCGGCGACCGCGCCTGTAGGTGATTTGTTTGACGTATTGCGATAGGTCGACGTAGGACGTTGTCGGCCCCAATTTGTAAGTCGTATTCCCTAACACGCCTTTTGTGGCGTCGTCCAAACGAAATGAACCGTAATCGAATCCGCTGTCGACTTCGAATGTGTATATGCCGGAATCTACGACCGTTGCCGGCATGGTTTATTCAATCTGCAGCTGTAGGGGGCCGCTGCGCCTGTTGTAATCGCGTAGCGCGTCAACGATGATGTCGCCCAGGTTGGCGGGGGCGGTCACGGTATTGACGACGACACTGGTTGTCATGCCTTCGGGGCTTGCTGCGAATGCTGGACTGTAGAACTCTGGGAAGAATGGTTGATTGTTTTGGGTTTCGATTTTTGGGGCGGCCGTGCCGGCGGCTTTTGCGGCGGTTTCAAGGCTGATTCCTGCTGCTTTTGCTGCTGCGGCCATGCCAGCTTCAAACATGGCGTCGATGCCTTTGATGTCGGCTGGTGTTTTGGCCAGTTTGATTGCGATTTCGGCTTTGTCGATGGTTTCTTGCAGGCCTTTCAAATAGGCGGTTGCATTGGCGACGCCTGCTGCATGGAATTTTTCGGCTGCCAGTGTGCCAATTCGGTCGGCAATTTTTTCGGTTTCTTCGACCAGGTTGTTGGCACGCAAAATGTTTTCGCTGGATTTCAAGAGTTCTTGCGCGATGTATGTGCCAGAGTCGACGCCGGCGTTGACGACTTGCATAAGTGCGCTTCGTGATAAGCCGGCGGCAAGTAGGCGTTCCACCAGTGCGCCAAAATTCTTGGCTTTGTCTGCCTGCATTTGTAACGCGTCAAAGAATGATGTGCCGCCGCGTTCTGCTGCGTATTCTGCTGCGTCGCCGAAATCGATGACGCCGCCAATTGCTTCGCCGACGCCTTTTTTGACTTCGTCGTATAAGCCTTGTTGTTCGTCAAGTTTGGCTTTTGCTTTGTCCAGGGCGTCGGCCATTTTTTTGGTTAGTGCGTCGGCAGCCGCTTCGGTTTGTGCTTTGACGGCGTCCATTGACTTGGCCAGTTTGCTGGTCGATTTTTCGGTAGCATCGATTGGCGGTTTGGCGGCTTTGAGTTTGTTGCCGAAGTTGCTTAGGCGGGTTTCGCTTTGCAAAATGCCTTTGTTGACGTTGCGTTGCGCCGCTTGGTACAGGGCCAGTTTGTAGGTGGTGCCTTTTAGGTCATTGGATAGCGCGTCGAATGCGACGCCGACGTCGTTGACGTTGAGTTTGAATGCGTCTAGTGATTTGTACGCCGTTTCGAATTTGGCGAACATTTCGCTGGCTTTGTCGAATGACCTTGTGAATAGCAGGGTGAGTCCTGCTGCGATGTTGCCGACGACTACCAGTATCTGTTTGCCTACAGCAATAAACGTTTGGCCGACGGATACGAATGCTTTTGCGACAGCTTCGGCTGCGTCCAGAATTTGTTGGCCCCTGTCGCCGAATGATGCTGCCAGTGCGACGAGTGCGCCTTTGATTCCTTTGTCGCCGGCTTCGCTGACGACCAGTTGGAATGCTGGAACGATTTTCTGGTTCAACATATCGACGAACCTGGTGACGAACGGCAGGACGTAGTAACCGATTGTTTCTTGCAGGTTGCGTAGTGACGTGCGCAGAATTTGAACTTTGCCCTGGAATGTGTCGGCTGCGACGGCGGCCTGGCCTTCGAACGCGTCACGCAACAGCAGCAATGCGTTTTGTGTGTCTTTCGTGGCTTTGTTGGTTGCCTTGTATTCGATGCCTAATTTCTTCAACCCGCCAACGTTGCCCGTCATCACTTCGGTCAATAATTTGGTGGTTTCTTCCAATGACTGGCCACTGCCGGCCGACACGTCAAGGGCCAGCGACAGCAGTTCCTGTGCGCGTTGCACCTTGCCAGTGATGGTTGCCAGGCGTCCCAAAGCTGGGCGTAATTCGTCGTCGGCTACGCCTGTGGCTGATTCCAGTTTGGCGATGTACGCTTCGGCCATTTGGACGCCGAAACTGGTTGCGCCGGTGACGTTTTCTAGTTGCTTGGCCAGTTTGGCTTGCGCGGCCTGGTCTGCGGCGGCTGCCTGGGCTGCGTCGTACAGGACTTTGCCCAGGGCGATTGCGCTGCCTGTTACTGCCAGCGTTGCCGGCAGCATCAGTTTTTTGAAAATGAATCCTGTTTTGGCGACGACGCCTTCAAGGGATTGAAATTCTTTGATTGCGCGTTTGATGCCTTTGCCGTTCCATTGTGTGACAAAAGGAATCGTTACGGCCATAGTCCTAGATTACCTTCATTGGTCGCTGAAGATGGCTTTACGGTTGACGGCCGCCATGACGCGTTCAACTAGTGCGCGCATTTCTTTGTCGACGACGTCGCGGTTTTTGTCGTATGCGTTCCACAGCACGCGGCCAGGTTGCCCGAATCGCGTATTTAGGGCGACAATCATTTGCCTGCCTTGTGGTGTTTTGCCGCTCGATTCGCGGCCTGCCATTTCAAACATTTCGTTTGCTGCGCCCAGCCACGACAATGTGAAAACTTGCAGATTGCGTACTGCGCCTGCGAATTCCCTGGGTTGACGCGTGTTGATTTTGGCTTTTACCATTCGTTTGGCGGCGTCGGTGTCCCAGGGGAACACGCCGCCTGTGGCGATTGCCTGTTGCCGTTTTTCTTCGGCTTGGACTTTGGACCACACGTCGCGTACTTTTTTGCCGCCGAACGGTTTGCGGGTTTTGGCGGGGTTCCATGACCGGCCCCAGCCTGACAGTGGTGGTTTGTCGCCTAATGCTGTTAGACCGGCTTTTGCGTCGCTCTCGATTGGTTTGACAATCGCTTTGTAGTCGCGTGTGATTTGCCGCCGCAGTTTTTTGTCAAATGTGTTTAGTTCCTTCAGGGCTTCTTTCAGGCCCACGACTTCGACACTGGCGTAGACAGGCATCAGCGTCGCTTCGCCTGTTTTTCGGCGACGTCCATGACGGTCGCCAGGTCACGCGTATCGAATTCGACGCCGTCCGGCCAAAAACCGGTTCGCAGCAGCAATTCCGCTAGTTGGCGGCGGTATCCGCCGCGACCGTAGGGTTTGAGTCTTCGCCGCCCAGGACTTGTACGTCGTCCAGTTTTTGCAGCCATGATTCGAAATCGCCGACCGTTTGGCCGGCACGCTTCAGACTGGCGTAGGCCATGAATGCCAGGTCTTCCAGGGCGAAACCTGAGGCCAGGTCGCCTGCGCGTTTCTTGTATTTGCGTTCCCATTCGACCAGGACTTGCAGCGATGTTTCGCATCGTTGCGTCGTGCCTGCGTGCGTGATTTCTAGTTGCAGTTTCATAGCCTGCCCTTTCTATGTGTGACTGTATCAGGCTTCCGTCAGGTCGCCGCCGATGAACGTGACTTGCACTTCGGACAATTCGCCCAGGTTGGCGTTCACGATGTCGACCGATTCCAGATAGGTGTCGGCCAGGGTCATCGTTTTCGTGTCTGCGCCGACGACGACGGTGACTTGTGTGCCGACTGCGCCGGTCAATACGTCGTAGGTTTCGTCGGTGGCGTACGACATCAGGAAATTGAACACGGCCTGGTGATTGGCGAGGCCTGCGACGTAGACGCGTGCGGTTGCGCCGAATGCGGTGGATTCCAGGGCCTCGATGGTCTTGGTCAGCACGGCCGATTTGCATTGTGCGGTCAATGTGTCGCCGTTGACGGTGACCGATGGGTTTGACAGGTAGGTAGTCGTCATGGTTTGGCCTTTCGTTTCTTGGCTTTAGTTCTAGCAGGTTTCTGTTCGGGTTTGGTGTCATCGACTTTGCGTACGAA